ATTTGCTAAACGTAGGTGGGCGCACGTAGCTGTATCTCGTGATTTAACAGAAGAAACATTATACTTACACTATAATGGTAATGTGATTGCTAATGCTTCTTTTAGTGAGGCAAATTTAACATTTACAAGTAATGTTGAGGTAGGCACTACATTTAAAGGATATATGGATGAAATTAGAGTATCAGATAAAGCTAGATATGGTGATACTGACTTTACTCCTCCAACAAAAAGATTCAGACCCGATGGAGAAACTATTTTCTTAGTTCACTTTGATGGCAAGAACGACGCTACTGAAGCTATAGATGTTCATAACGCAACAAATGAGTATAACTTTTCTCGTGATATGGGAGAAGTAACTCGTGATGTAGGAGCAGTCGGTGTAAGAGGTTCTTTCCCAACAGTTCGTAATAGTTATCCATCATTAACTCTTTCAGGTCCTCCTGGTTTCTCTCCGTTTCCTTCTGGTGTGAGAGTAGAATATCGTGCAGGCTATGAGTCTGCTGATATTCCCCAAGATATTCAGCTTGCAACACTTGATATGATTAAATTGTTGTACAAACAAGATCAAGAAAAACGTGGCTTTTCATTTGAAGGAGAGCGTGGAGAATCTTATCCTTTAGCAGGCAACTTCCCACCTCATATTCGTCGTATTCTAGATTTATATAGGATCATTTCGTGAAATTAAATGTAGACATCATTTTTGATGGTATTCCTGATGGAAAAAGATTAAAATCTGCATTTGGTGAAGCTGTAAAATTAGTAAAAAACAAACAATTTAAGACGACCCCGCAGGATAGGGCCAAGATGTTAGATCTTCAACTCTTTTCTGACTTTCTATCTGGTGGTGCAAGAGGAAAACAGTTTGATCCTGCTATTAGAGGATTTTTTGGTGAGCCTAAAAATTTAGGTAGATTTGCTTCACCAGAATCAGCTCCTGACGTAGAGATAGATTACGATGATTTAGTTACTTTATTTGGTGTTGGTGTTGCTAATCAGTTTACCTACGATGAAACTGCAACAGAGTCAAACAAACGTACTTTAGAGGTAAAGCAAAAATTATCAGCAGGCGGTACTACTACTTTTACTCAATTAGGTAGAGGTGACCGAGGTGAGTTCACCCAAGAGATTAGTCGTATTAGACAAAGTGCTAATGTAAAAACAAGTTCTAAAGGTACAATAAAGGCATCTTTATACGATCAAAAAATACTTTTTAAATGGTTTGAAGCTCCTGCACAAAAAGCTTATAGAGAAAGACTAATAACTCAGTTTGAACAAAAAATGCAGAATTACTTGCTTTTTTCTTATGTAGATGGAAAACTTCAAGTCTCTGCTGTACCTGGATTAGCAAAGAAATTTAATCTTAGAAACGCAGCTAATAGAAGAAAATTTACAACACTTGAATTTACGGGTGGGGCTTCGGGCGGTTCAATAGCTCTTAGAACCAGTGCTGCTGGTGGAAAATTAATCAAAGACTCTATGATTAATGTTACGCGACAAGTTGTTAACCAAGCGGAAGATAAATTCTTAGAAAATATTTTAAAGTTTTACGTAACAGGTCAAGGCGCTAAGGTTCTACGAAGAAATGGTGCTAAAACTAAGTATGGATTTATTAATGCTTTTGCAGAGATACTTGTTATTGCACAAGAGTTTGAACGTAACCCTTTAGAATTAGACTTCAATATAGGACCCACTAAAAGTGGTGCTGTAATTTCTAAAACTAAAAGACCTAAAAAGAGACAACTTAAAGATCCTATACAACAAGTGATCAGCACGCAACAAATTGAGGCTTTAGCTAGAAAATTATTTAGAGCTAAAATGCCAAAAGGACAGCCTGGGGGACCTCCTCCGCCTGTTAGCGAGATTTTAACTGAAAGAACAGGTCGTTTTGCTGAGTCTTTTACAGTTACTAGAATCAATCAGAAAAAGAAATTTGTTGAATATACTTACGATCCAATTTATAATGTTTTTGAAAGTGAGCGCAGAGCACCAAGTAAACTAATTGAAACTCAGGGACTTCGACCAGCAGTGCAACAAATTGTAGGCGAGTATTACAGGTTTATAAGAAGATAATGGCATCTAGACGTACAGAGATAATAGATTTTTTAGTTACACAGCTTAAAGAAATTGATGGCGCAGTCTCTGGGTTTAACAGTGGGTACACATATACACAGAACTTGTTCAATAATGTGTACCGAAGAGTAAAGTTTTTAGATGAAGTCAACGACTTTCCAGCGCTATACGTAAGTGCTGGGACCGAAATTAGAGATTTTGAATCTAAAAGTTTGACGGTAGCAACATTAGACGTTACCATAAGAGCATACGTATTTGGGGAAGATAATTCTCAAAGCCTCATAGATGATCTAGTTCAAGATATAGAACACGTTATCTATTCACTAGGAGACAATCCTGATAAGGGTATACTAGATATAACAATAGATAGTATTAGCCCAGATGAAGGTTTAGCAATTCCTTATGGATTAGCTGAGGTACAATTAACGACAGTCTATAGACTAGACGGATAAGGAGAAAAGGGATGGCATCTCTTAATTTACAAAGAAATTCCGAGGTATTTATGTCCACCAAAGATATTATCAATGGTGCAGATGCAGTTGATTTGCGACCGACTAATACTTGGAAGCTAGAAGTTCTTGCAGGCTTTGCAATGACTTCTTCAGCAGCAACTCAGGATATCACTTCACTTGAGTCTGGAACAAGCCCAGACCGCTCGCAGCAGCGTTTCAATACTGCTATCAACCCTGTAGACTGGAACTTTCAAGTATATCTACGTCCTACAGGTGTTAACACTGGTGCTGCCGGAAATGGAACTACTGCAGCTACTAACCAGACAGGTAACGTAAAACCAGTTGCAGATTGGTTTATGTGGCAATCAATGGTATCTAATACTAAAGTAGTAGCTACAGACGCTGACGGACTACACGAACGTTCTGTATGGCAAAGTGGTGGTAAGCTACAAACTACAACTCAGGCTAAAGGAACAGGCTCTAGTGCAACTCGTTCAAATTTCTCAACAGCTGTTGAGAACCATTTGTATTTCAAACTTGATAACGTAATTTATCAAGTATCAAATGCTACAGTAAACGGGGCAACTGTTGATGCAGGTATTGAAGAAATTGCTACAACAACTTGGTCAGGTTTTGGAACAACCATGAAGGAATTGACAGGAAGTGCACGTGATGTTGCGATTGCTGTTTTTGGAGGAACTTTGAATAGCGGATCTTCTGTTACTGCTAATTCAAACTTTCAAACAATGAGTGCTACAGCTACAACATCAGCAGCTTATCACCCGTATAATCAAATGAATGTTGCGGGCGCAGCGTCAACAAACTCATTTATTAAAAATCGTCTTAGTGCGATTGAATTCCATCACAAAGCTTCAGCTAGTGGGTCTGACGAGAAGTTCGTCTTCCCAGTCACCTCACTTAGCTTTGATTACAACAACAATATTACATACCTAACTCCAGAAGAATTGGCTGCTCTTAACGAGCCTATTGGTCAGTTTACTGGTTCTCGTGCAGTAACAGGTTCTGCTACCATGTATCTTCGTGCTGGAGATCTTGAGTCAGCCGGTTTCTTACGTAATATTTCTGAAGATTCACGTACTTCTTCTGCACAAACTTCAAACGCAAACCTAATCATTGGTGGAACAACAGCTCCTTATGTAGCTTTCCAACTTGATGCTTGTCAGTTTGAATTCCCAACCATTGGTGTTGAGGACGTAATCTCAATGACCGTTAACTTTGTTGCTCAAGAAACAACTGCAAACAAAGGTGACGGAGGTGAAGTAACAATCTTCGCTGCTAAATAATTAAAACATATCTGAGGGGATAATTAATGTTTTTACCAGAAGAGTGCCTATCACTTGCAAATCAAGGTCTCCCCTCACCTTTGACTAGCAGATTCGTGATAGGCACTCGTTTTTTTACGAGGGGATACTATGAGTAAAATTAAAAATCTTGTTGCAAAAGAAACCACTACCTGGGTAGATTTCCCAGATATCGATGGTTTTGAAGTCAATATTCGCTTTTTAAA